GTGTGGGCGAGAGTTGTTGACGACTTGGGAAGTGCTCAAAGACAAGCAGCTGGTAGACAGGCACCTGGCGAGTCTAGACAAAGTCTATGGCGCAAACGCAGAGCAGAGAGTCAGGCAGTACATGAGAGAGATCAAGAGGGATGAGCGCGGTGGCTGACAATGTGGTGAGCTTTGAGATACCAAAGCCACCAAGGCTGAAGTTGAAGGAGGCACCACCAGACCAGCGCAAGTTAGTAGTGCTGCCGATCAAGGCGGTCTTTGACCTGCGACTGCATCACGGTGCAGTCAGAGTGCTGGCAGCGCTGTGTAGTTACTGCAACAGAGCCGGCATCACATGGGTGAGCCAGACAAGGCTAGCCAAGGACTTGAGCATCACCCAGCAAGCGGTATCCAAGCAGTTCAAGCAGCTGAGAGAGTGCGGCTATTTGGAGACAGTAAGGAAGGGTTTTAAAGGAGAGAGGACAGACACGCTACGGGTTATCTTTGGCGCAGACATAGACGCAGAGACAGCCATAGCAGTGACGAGCAGTATCGAGGACACCAGAACACCACAGATGAAAAGGGAGCAAGACATGCAAACAAACAAACCAGAGCCAGCAGCAGGCAAGCGCAAAGTAGTCAAAAAGAGTCAACCAAAGCGTGGACAACCTGTGCATAAGATACCTAGCACTAACAACCCGCAGGTTGTGCAGCAATCACAACCTTATCACAACGTAGAGGTTGTAGATAACACGGAAGAAGACATGAGAGGTCTACTTGTAATAAGTAAACATGTAACAAGTAAACTTCTTAAAGAGAAAGAAGCAGACATGTTAGTTCTGAACAACTTAGAAGTTAACGAGTTGAAGTCGGATGGCATGACAGCCACGCAGATCGCTGACAGCCTCAACACGCTGCTGCCGTTGTACAAGGCCGAGGGCATCACGCCCACATCCAAGGTCTTGATGGCTGGCATACGTCAATTGCAGGCAGATGCCCGATGATTGAATGCCCTCTCCGCGGGTTCTATGGTACCTACAAGCCACGATCTAGGGTCGGTCTAGGCAAGGGTAGCCACTCGACCTCTCAGCTCGTTGTAGAGGCTCTGGCAGAACCCTGTGCAAAGACCAAACGAACATATGGATTGTGCACAAGCAAAGGCACGGCACATGTGCAAGGCGTGGCAGGCAGGCAGCGCCTGCAGCTGGCCAAGCAAGAGGCACCCTTGCCCCCCGCCCCCTACGGTAGCGTAGCGGGGGTCCCCCCCAATTTTTCCTGTCTTTTTCCTAGAAGACTTTTCCCCTGTTTTTAACCAAGGAGTTGTATGACTGATGATCGTGAAATAAAGCCTAGTGAGGGCAAGTGCTGGAAGAACGCTGAGAAGACTGAGTCTTGGCATGGAGACTACAAGGGCACCTTTGTGATGCCAGATGGGACTAAGCACTTCCTTGACCTGTATGTGAACAAGATGGCTGATGGCCAGGCTTGGTTCAAGATCAAGGTGGGCAAGGCCAAGACTGCCCAGGCTGCTGCACCTGTTGCTGCCAAGGTAGCTTTGCTTGACGAGGATATACCTTTCTGATGGCACGGGTTAAATCTCGCTTATCTGAGCAGATCCCTAGTGTGAAGAACTGGGGTGGTGTGCGCTCGATTGAGAGGCGGCTGGAGCGCAGTGCTACGCTTGAGAGCAACCGTGAGGCTGTGGCCTATGCGTTGCTGTCTATGGCTAACACGAAGATCACAGACATTATGAGCTGGGATGAGAGTGGCAATGTGACTGTGAAGGCTAGCCACCTGATACCAGAGCATGCGTTGCACGCGATTAAGTCTATCAAGGTCAACAGCAAGAAGGACTCCGATGGCAATGTGTACTCCACGCTTGACATTGAGCTGTATGACAAGGTGGGAGTCTTGAGGCTGCTGGCCAAGGCTAGTGGACTGCTGGATAACCCAGATGATGGCAGCAGCAAGCCATCTGTGATTGACATCAATGTGGTGGCGCCGAGGGGTGAGACATGATGGATGAGTACGACATGGAGGAGCTCAAGGCGCAGGACAGGCACGAGCGTAGGCATAGGAGTATGCTTATGGCTCACCCTAGCTGCAGGGATCCGGATCACCCAGGTTGCGACTTATGTGAGGAGGTTGACGATGATGGAACAGCACATAACTGATGACCACCCAACTGTGCGGGTGTTCCCGCGCACGCTGCAGGAGGCCTATCCCAAAGAGTACGTCAATGAAGACATCATTACTGGACCGCACCGAGATCCTCCACTAAGTGACTTTGCAATACTCCTGGCGCTTATTGCTGTGGCGAGCTTTTTCTTTTACATGTTTAACAAATACATCTGGATCTGAGCGTGAAAACAAAAGAGCATTCAACTAAAGCTATTCCCGTTGGTGGGCTAAACCTCGACTTCAGCGAGTCGCCTGTCATCTATGACTTCATCCAGAGCAAGAACTTTGTACAAGGCATCATGGGGCCGGTGGGATCTGGCAAGAGTTACGGGTGTGCGGCCAAGATCTTTATCAAAGCTGTGCAGCAAAAGCCATCACCCATTGACAACATACGCTACTCGCGCTGGGCTATCGTGCGAAATAGCTACCCCATGCTAAAGACCACCACGATCAAGACATGGATAGACCTCTTTCCCGAGAGCACATTCGGTAACTTGCTGTGGACACCGCCTATCACACACCACATCCGACTGCCAGCTCGAGGTGAGGCCTGCGGTATTGACTGCGAGGTGATCTTCCTAGCACTTGATCAACCTAAAGATGTACGCAAGCTGCTGTCTTTGGAGCTCACCGGCGCTTGGGTCAATGAGGCTAGAGAGCTACCGAAGGCAGTTATTGACGGGTTGACCCACCGTGTTGGCCGATACCCTACCCAGCGAGATGGCGGCGCCTCATGGCACGGTATCTGGATGGACACCAACCCATGTGATGATGATCATTGGTATCACCGCATGGCTGAGAAGGAGAAGATGAGCGGTCCACACGCCTGGAAGTTCTTTCGACAGCCTGGCGGCGTGGTGCCTGTAGACGTAGAGCACCTGCCGGAGAACCCAGAGGCCAACGATCATGTCTTTGCGTCTGGCAAGTGGTGGAAAGTTAACCCCAAAGCAGAGAACATACACAACCTGCCAGCAGGCTACTACCAGCAAATGCTGCTTGGCAAGAATCTGGATTGGATCCGCTGCTACGCTGGTGGCGAATACACCTATGTGCAGGAAGGCAGACCCGTCTGGCCAGAGTATGAAGACTCGACCATGTCGGGAGAGACCGAAATTGACCCCAATGTGCCCATCCAAGTGGGCTTGGACTTTGGTCTGACCCCAGCTGCCACCATTGGACAGCGTTTACCTAACGGTAGATGGCTCATACACCAAGAGATCGTCACCTTTGACATGGGTCTCGAGCGCTTTGGCCACCAGCTGCTCGGAGAACTCAACCAACGCTACCCCAACCACCAGGTATTGGTCTGGGGAGACCCAGCCGGCATGGCAAGGGACGGTATATACGAGGTCACAGCCTTTGATTACCTCAAAACACTGGGCTTGCGTGCGCAGCCGACAGCGTCCAATGACTTTAAGGTGCGTCGTGAGGCGTCAGCTGCACCTATGCAGCGTCTTATCCAAGGCAGACCAGGTCTTATCGTCAACCGAGAGTGCAAGCTGCTGCGTAAATCACTGGCCGGTGGCTACCACTTCAAGCGCATAGCCATTGGCGCTGGCCAAGAGCGCTTTAGGGATGCCCCAAACAAGAATGAGCACTCGCACATTGGCGACTCCTTTGGCTACCTGATGCTGGGTGGCGGTGAATACAACCGCATGACACGCACACACCAGCTCGGCGGTAGACCGATGGGTCAATCCAGCGCCAGCACCGACTTTGATGTGTTTGCGTAGGGTATAACGCCACGATATACAGGTGTTGCTAGTCTAGTTTGTGCTTTATAAAATTACGCCATGAGTAATGACTTGATTGAGTTGCCACCAGCTAACTTGCCTGCACCGGTTGCACGGCAAAAGATCATGGCTATACAGATGGCATGCCAAGCGCTGCCAGATGGACAACGCATGGACGAGTCGCCACCGCTCAAGCACTGGTTAGCGCCTGGCATCTATGCGCGTGAGATCTTTTTGCCAGGCGGCACGGTTGTTGTTGGCAAGATCCACAGGCACAGCCACTTCAACATCATAAGCAAGGGCGCTATTACTTGCTATACAGAATTTGGATTAGAGACACACACAGCGCCTGCATCATTTATTTCAGAGGCTGGCACAAAGCGGGTAGTCCACACGCATGAAGATGCGATCTGGACAACAATCCACCCCAACCCAACAAATGAGACAAACATAGAAACGCTAGAAGAGATGTTTACCGCTCTTGAGTATTACGAGCTTGGTATGGAAGTTTACAAACATGAGGAGTTAGCTTAATGACCTATTTTATTTCTGGCGCAATACTGTTAAACACTGCAGTGAGTGCAGATCAAGCGCGTAAATCACGCAAGCAAGCGGAAGCAGACCAGCGCACCATGCTAGCGCAGCAGGCTGTTGACCAGGCTGCCATGCGCACTGAGCTGCAGCGACAAACAGGTGAGTACGCCAAGCAGGGCGCGTCCCTTGAGCAGCAAGCACAGACCGCTCGCCAGCAGTTTGAGCAGTCACAGCAGACATACGCTACCAACAAGCTAGAGATGGACAGGAAAGCCAAGGAAGTGCAGGAGGCTGCCGATGAAGAGCGTCGCAAGGCAGCATCAGCGGAGGCCTCGGCACTCAGAGCGCGCACCCGTGGTGGCCGCCGGTCTCTGCTATCAGGTGAGCGCATGGACGCAGAGCTGGGTGTGCCTATTAACTTAGGCTCTAGTGGCATGAGGTTGCAGTAATGGCTACCCTACCCCAGTTTAAACAGCGCCAGATAGCACGGCGCAGCACATCAGACATTGATCGCCTGGCTAAACAGTACAAAAGCGCCGTAGACCAGATCACTGGCGAGTACCAAACGGCATTCACTGGCTACCAAGCAGGCGTCGCAGAGAAGATGAAACCCTTTGAGGCCGAGCTGGCCACATACAAAGAGTCTTTGCTGCCAACCTATGAAGCTCAAAAGACGAGCTACCAAAAGAACCTAGAAGACTACAACAAGCTGCTAGCCGATCTGGAGGCCAACCCCGTAACCGAGGCCACTGGTTATAAGCAAGTTAAAAAACCAAGATATGGTTTATTTGGTTTAGCTGGTTACAACACTGTAAATGAGCCGTTTACTTATTACATACCAAAAGAGATCCCTAAGTTTACAGAGACAGCACCCACACCGCCGGCAACGCCTATGGCACCTACGGTAGAGGCGTTTGACTCTGGCCAGTTTGCTGCTAAGAAGGAAGAAGTCGAGGGCAGGTTCAAGCGTGAGCTGGGTGAGCGTCGCGCTGCCAAGATAGGCGCCGTATCTCGCAGAATGACTAGACCACTTTTACAAGGAGAGATGTAATGCCAGGCCACTACGGAACAAAAGACGGGAAGATGAAGGACAAAGTAGCTAAGACCATGCGCGAGTACAAGGCCGGCAAGCTCAAGAGCTCTAGCGGTGACAAAGTCACCAACCAAAAGCAAGCCGTTGCTATTGCAATGTCTGAGGCTGGCATGTCAAAGGGTAAAAAATGAAAGAAGTCTGGGACAAGCCAAGGCCTAAAGATCTAGGCAAGCCAAAGGAGCTCTCTGCTGCCGACAAGCGCAACGCTATGCGCCGTGCAGCTAAAGCTGGCCGTCCATACCCCAACCTCATTGACAACATGGCAGCAGCGCGAGACAAGAAGTGAGCAAGTACAAAGATCCAGAGGGTGGGTTGACCGAAGCTGGTCGGCGCAAGTTTGAGTCCTCTGGTGAAAGCAAGAACCTGCAGCCTGGCGTAAAGGAAAAGAACCCCGCTGGACAGGCACTGCGCCGCAAGGGATCTTTCCTGACTCGGTTCTATACCAACCCTAGCGGCCCACTGGTAGACGACAAGGGCAAGCCAACCAGGCTAGCGCTCGCAGCCAACGCATGGGGCGAGTCGCCACCACGCACTGCAGGTGCAGCATCGAGGCTCGCGGCCAAGGGGCGCAACATGTTGCAGAAGTACGAATTGCAAAAGGATTGATATGGAATACGAAAAAAACAACCCGTCTGGCGGCATGCGCCTAACACCAGAGCAGATCCTAAAGCGGCAGGCCACAGCCCAAGCAAAGAAGGACGAGTTCCAGCAGCTGTATCAAGACGCCTATGAGTTTGCCCTACCCCAGCGCCAGCTCTACGGTGTGTGGGAAGGCGGCGCCGTAGGCTCCAAGAAGATGCAGCGTGTCTTTGACTCGACCGCCATCAACTCCACCCAGCGCTTTGCCAACCGGCTGCAGTCTGTTGTGTTTCCACCACAGCGTAAGTGGGCTAAGTTGGAGGCTGGCACTGATATACCACCAGAGCAAAAGCAACAAGCCCAAGCAATCCTTGAGGTTTACCAAGACAAGATGTTTACCATGCTCAACCAGAGCAACTTTGACATTGCCATGGGTGAGTTCTTGCTAGACCTGGCAGTTGGCACGGCCTGCATGATGGTGCAGCCTGGTGACGATGTGCAGCCGCTGAACTTTATCCCTGTGCCTCTCTTCCTAGTAAGCTACGAGGAAGGCGCAAACGGCCAAGTAGATAACGTCTACCGTCGCATGCGCATGAAGGGTGAGTCTATCCAGCGCCAGTGGCCAGATGCTGAGATATCAGACGATCTAAAGCGCCGCATAGAGAACAAGCCTACCGATGACGTAGAGCTGCTAGAGGCCACGATCTATGACTACAAGCGCGGTGACTACTGCTACCACGTAATTGATAAGGTATCTAAGACAGAGATTGTCTACCGCCGCAGAAAGATGAGCCCTTGGGTGATCTCTCGCTACATGAAGGTGGCTGGAGAGATCTATGGCCGTGGACCGTTGATGACTGCGCTGCCAGACATCAAGACGCTGAACAAGGTTAAGGAGCTGCTGCTCAAGAACGCATCGCTTGCTGTGGCCGGGGTCTATACCGCCGCCGATGATGGCGTGCTAAACCCCAACACGGTCAAGATCGTGCCTGGTGCCATCATCCCTGTTGCGCGCAATGGTGGCGCACAAGGCCCAGCCCTGCTAGCCCTGCCCCGCTCTGGTGACTTCAACGTCAGCCAGCTGGTGATCAACGACATGACGCAAAGTATCAAGCGGATCTTGCTAGATGAGTCGCTGCCACCAGACAACATGAGCGCACGCTCGGCTACAGAGATCGTAGAGCGCATGAAGGAGCTGGCTCAGAACTTAGGCTCTGCCTTTGGCCGACTAATAAACGAGACCATGATCCCAGTCACAGCCAAGATCTTGGAAGTGATGGACGAGCGCGGCCTGATTGACATGCCCCTGCGTGTCAATGGCTTGGAAGTCAAGGTAACCCCAGTGGCTCCGCTTGCTATGGCTCAGAACATGGAGGAGGTCAACTCCATCATGCAGTACATGCAGATTAGCCAGAGCCTTGGCACCGATGGCCAGCTAGCCATTAAGACAGATGTGCTGGTGGACTACTTAGCCGACAAGCTAGGGGTGCCAGCAGCTGTGAGAAACACCGCAGCAGAGCGTGCCGTGCTCATGGAAGAGATGAAGAACCAGCAGCAGCAGCAAGCTATCGCACAGGCCATGGCCATGCAAGCCCAAGCTGGCGCCGGCATGCAGGCTCTACCGGCACCAGAAGGAGTAATGCAATGAGCTGGGACGAACTAGACGCCATTGGCCAGAACAGTGACATCCGAGATGTTGACCAAAAGAGAGAAGATCTTGCCAGGCTAACCCTGCGGGTGTTTAGCTCTGAGGATGGCCAGAAGCTACTCCAGTGGCTTAAATACATGTATGTGAATGTGCCCATCGCCGTGCCGGGCACAGACCCCTCACACGCTTTCTTTGCTGAAGGGCAGAGAACAGTGGTGCGGGACATCGAGGTACGGATTAACACTGCAAGGAAACTATGACAGACACAGCAACAGTCGAGCCCGGTACATCCGGCCTACTTGACAACGTGCAAGCAAGTGACGAAAGCCAGCCAATCAACCCCCAGTCGGTCGAGATCGACCACAAGGCTGCAGACCCAAGCGCGCCAGCGCCAGAGGATCCCCTAGAGCGACCCGACTACTGGCCAGAGAACTTCTGGAAGAAGGACGAAAACGAGCCAGACTTAGAAGGCATAGCCAAGAGCTGGACAGATCTGCGTAAGCAAATCAGCCAGGGCAAGCACAAAGCGCCAGCTGACGGCAAATACGATCTAAAAGTATTTGGAGAGGAAGCCGAAACCAACCCCATGGCGACCACTCTCTCCAGCTGGGCAAAAGACAATGGACTATCCCAGACAGCCTTTGACGACCTGGTCGGTAACCTGCAGACACAGGCCAAAGAGCTCATGCAAGGCGACATGATTGACCCAGCTGTAGAAATGAAGCAGCTAGGGCCTAACGGTGGCGCCATAGTCAACGGCATGGTGGACTGGGCACGCGGCCTGGTCAACAAGGGCGTGTGGTCAAAGGATGACTTTGAAGAGTTTAAGATTATGGGTGGCACAGCCAGGGGCATCACAGCTTTGATGAAAGTCAGAGAGGCCTACGAGGGCAGGGTGCCAACACAGAGCGCACCTTTGGAAGGTGCTCCAAGCAAGGACGAGCTCTATCAAATGGTTAACGATCCTAGATATAAAACAGATACTGCCTACAGACAGAAGGTAGAAAAGATGTTCCACGCTACAATCAAATAACTGCTACAGGAGCAGTTGCCTTTAGCCCCTACTTGTTAGGGGCTTTTTTTGTGTATAATCCAAACCGTTGTCGTTGCGGTCAACAGTTGGAAAGCCATTTACACATGCCTCGCCCCATTACTGGGGAACCGCAACGGGGCAGTTGTAAGTGGCTTTTTTATTGTCCCTACGCCAGCCGCACCCCACGCGAAAGCAGTGCATTTACATGGATGGCTTGGGATAGAACATAGGGCAGCGCATCACCCCGCTGCTAACCCTACCGAACTGTGTGCGAGGTATCGGGCAAGATAGAGGGACAAGGTGAGACAAGACCTCTATCGAATGAATCGCATCCTTATGGGGAAGCTAGTGTGCTTACGCACATGGGCTTGGGGGAGTACTTCTCACCCTTGGGGAAGTCATGTCTAAAAATAAGTTGACAACAAAGCAAAAGATATATATATAATGGCGCAAGGCTTATCTGGCAACAGACCCTGACCACTGCGAGATGCAGACGACTGGCTAGCGTAACTAGCAAGCATTGGCCCAGATTACTGGCTTACCGGCGCGAGAACCCTGTTTTTAATTAACCGAATGAGGTATCCCAATGAGCATTTCTTTAAGCAATGCCTTTGTCACTCTATTCGACGCGGAAGTCAAACAAGCCTACCAAGGTATGGCAAAGTTGGTTCCGGCGGTTCGCCAGCGTCGTGGAGTAGAAGGTTCAACTGTTAAGTTTCCTAAAGTCGGCAAGGGTGTTGCGACTATTCGCGTTCCCCAAACTGATGTCACCCCTCTGAATGTTGCATTCAGCTCAGTCACTTTGACTTTGGCTGACTACAACGCAGCAGAGTACTCTGACATTTTCTCCCAAGCTAAAGTCAATTTTGATGAGCGTCAAGAGCTCGTACAAGTTGTTGCTGGCGCTATGGGCCGTCGCCAAGATCAGATGATTCTGGATGCACTTACCGCATCTAGCACCAGCTTGACCGTCAGCAATGACATTGGTGGCTCTGACACCAACATGAACATTACCAAGCTGCGCGAAGCTAAGCGCTTAATGGACAAGAACAATGTTCCACCCGATGGCCGCAACATCATCATTCACGCAAATGGCTTGGCCAACTTGCTGTCTGAGACCAGCGTGACCAGCTCCGACTTCAACAGCGTTAAAGCGCTGGTGCAGGGCGAGCTCAACACCTACTTGGGCTTTACGTTCCATGTCTTGGGTGACCGCTCTGAAGGCGGCTTGGCTATTGATGCCTCACTTGATCGCAGCTGCTTTGCATTCCACAAGGATGCAGTTGGCTACGGTGAAGGCATTGCCATGAGAACTGAGATCAACTACATCGCTGAGAAGACTTCTTGGTTGGTGAACGAGGTCTTCAGTGCTGGCGCTGTTGCCATTGACGATGAAGGTATCGTCAAGATCACCTGCCGTGAAACTTAATCTAGGAGACTGACATGGCATTTTCAAGCACTGGTTTTGTAACCGTATGCGCTGCCAAATCTGGCAATGCACCATCAATGTATCTGTACAAAACAACAGATACCCAAGCCACGGTTAACACTGTGAGCTACTTTGACAGCATCGCATCGCTGTTAAAAGTCGGCGACATTATTTTTGTCTATGACGCTACTACCCCCAGCCTAGTGTTGACTTACGTCAACGCTGTGTCTTCAGCTGGAGTGGTTGACATTGCTGACGGTACAACCGTAAGCGCAACAGATACCGACTAAATCGGGTCTGCTGTAAAGAGGCCAACTTCTGCCATTAGCGGAGGTTGGCCTTTCTCACATTGAGAGGTTCAAATGGCTGCTGGTGACACTGGTGTATCGATCTGCTCTGATGCCTTGCTCTTAATAGGAGCGAAGGCTATATCGTCTTTTAACGACGGCACCGACGCCTCTAGCGTATGCGACCGACTCTATCCAGATATTAGAGACTCCACCTTGGTGATGTACCCGTGGAGCTTTGGCATGAAGAAGGTGCAGCTGGCACAGCTCATCACAACCCCTACATCTTTCTGGCGCTATGAGTATCAGCTGCCAGGCGACAAGCTAGCCAACCCACGCTTGGTATACAACAGCTCTACGCAGAGCAGCCCCATACAAAAAGACTGGGAGATCCAAGGCGACAAGCTGCTCACAAACTTGACTAGCGTCTTTATTGATTACCAATTTAGCGTGCCAGAGTTTGCAATGCCGCAGTACTTTGTGCAGCTGCTCAAGTACATGGTGGCTTGGCACATTGCAGAGACCGTGACCGAACAGCAGGACAAGGCAACCAAGTGGCAGCGTGTGGCCACTGGCGAACCCTCTGAGAATGGCCGTGGTGGTTTCTTTCGCACAGCTGCCCAGATCGATGGCCAGAACAACCCTGTGCGTGTCATTGAAGATTATTCACTTATTGCGGTTAGAAACTAATGCCACGCTTTGTAGAGTTCACAACCAACTTTGCAACCGGCGAGCTCGACCCCTTGTTGCGTGCTCGGGTTGACCTGGCTGCATACGGCAATGCGCTGGCCAAGGCGACTAATGTATTGATCCAGCCCCAAGGTGGGCTGCGTCGCAGGCCTGGCACTAAGCATGTTTTTGCGCTGCCAAACACCAGCACCGAGTCTGCCGGCAACGGCGTGCGATTGGTGCCGTTCCAGTTCTCTGTGGATGACAGCTACATGTTGTGTTTTACCCACAACCGTATGCATGTAGTTAAAAACGGTGTGGTGCAGACAAACATCAACGGCACTGGTAACAGCTATCTGACAACCACTATTGGCAGCACGATAGTGGACGACATGTGCTGGACACAGTCAGCTGACACTTTGATCGTGGTGCACCCAGACTTAAACCCTGTGCGCATTACCCGCACTAGTGACACAGCGTGGACGGCTACAGATATTGCGTTTGATGCAATTACTAAGTACGCCTCCGATATTGATTTCCACACCATCACCAGCTCCACGCTGACCCCGTCTGCTCGGTGTGGTAATTTGACTCTCACGGCATCTACCACACACCATGACTCTGGCACAGCGCAAGCTGGCACCAGCACGACCATCACACTCAAGACAACAGCAAGTGCAACAGATGACATATATGTTGGCATGTACGTCAACATCACAGGCGGCACAGGCTCTGGCCAAACGCGCTTGATTGAGGACTACAACGGCACTACCAAGGTGGCCACTGTGGACGAGGCTTTTACCACCACACCAAACAACACAAGCACCTACACCACAACCACGTTTTCAGCCCTGTCTGTTAACCAGTACATCAATGCACAGCCGCAGGGACGCGCAAGGATTATTCGCTATGTCTCGGCTACCGTTGTTGAAACGGTAACCGAGTACCCGTTCTTTAACACAACAGTTATTGACGCAGGCCGCTGGGAGCTAGAGCACGGTTATGTGGATGTGTGGTCGAGCACCAAGGGTTGGCCACGCTCGGTGTCTTTCCATGAAGGCCGCCTCTACTTTGGTGGCAGCAAGTCGCGCCCGTCCACAATCTGGGGATCCAAGATTGGACTCTTCTTTGACTTTGTGCCAAGCGAGTCGCTAGATGATGATGCGGTTGAGGCAACGCTTGATACCAACGACCTCAACGTCATCACCGACATAATCAGTGGCCGTGACTTCCAAGTGTTTACTACTGGCGGTGAGTTTTTCATACCGCAGGCCGGCACCGACCCTGTCACTCCGCTGACCTTTACATTCAAGAATGTGAGCCGCAATGGCATCAAGCCTGGCACCCGCGTGCAATCGGTTGACTCTGGCTCGATCTACATCCAGCGCCAGGGCAAGTCGCTCAACGAGTTTATCTTTAGCGACACCCAGCTGACCTACATCACACAGCGTATATCGCTACTGTCTGGGCACCTATTGAAGGGTCCACAGCGGGTTGCACTGCGCAGGGCATCGAGCACTGAAGAGGCCGACCTGCTCTTGATGACCAACGCGGATGATGGCAGCATTGCAGCGTTCAGCATCATGCGCAGCCAG